TACCCGGCCCTACAGCTGCAGACGGTGATGTCTTGCGCTTCAGTGCTACCGAAATCGCTGCTCGGCAGCGCGACAGGCTCAACATCCTAGGACCGATAGTCGCTAGGCAGGAAGCCGAGTTCCTCGGACCATTGGTGATCCGCACACTCAGTGTGATGCTACGAGCCCAGATGCTACCACCACCGCCACAGGTGCTATTGGATGCCGACTTCAAGGTGGCGTATTCGAATCCAGTTGCGATTGCGCAACGTGCAGGCGAACTAGCCAGCATTAGTCAACTGATTCAGTTCCTAGTGCCGTTTGCGCAGCTAGACCCAACCGTGATTCAGCGCTTCCAGACTTCCAGGGTTGCGGAGTTGGCTGCAGGAATTCTAAAGGTCAGCCCTAGCGTGTTTAAGAGTACAGATGAAATGATGCAAGAACAGCAGGCCGAAGCAGCACAGGCCGCAGCACAGCAGGAGTTGGTACAAGCAAACGCAATCGCGGAACAACAAAACCTGATCAGCATGAGCCGAAGAAACGAAAGCGTCGCTACGCTTAACGAAGCAAGGGCACAGAGCGCATGAGACTTACCGAAAAAGAAAAAAAGCGACTAGCAGACTATCGAACCATTTTTGAAGGTCCACAAGGCCAGCGCGTCTTAGCCGACCTTTGTCACCGACACGGAATCTTTGACCCGTGTCACGTTCCAGGCGACGCATATAGCACGGCTTATAATGATGGACGGCGTAGTGTTGTTGTTGATTTGTTGCGCTACCTTGGTACTGACCTGGAGCGGCTCGACAACCTTTTAATTCAGCCCTATGGAGACTACGACCCAAGAGACAGCGCCGAACGAGTCGCTGCCATCTGAACCGATAGAACCGAGTCAAACTGGCCTGACACCCGAAGGCACCGCAGAAGCAGTCAACGGTCTAGCGTTTGATCCGCGCAGTTTGCCTGACGAATTAGCGAACGAACCGAGCTTGCGCAGCTTCGATGATGTTTCGAAGCTAGCCAAAAGCTACGTCCACCTAGTCAAGCGGTTAGGCGCACCACCAGAACAGATCGTGCGGCTACCGAGTTCTGAAGATGACCCGTCCTGGTCAGAAGTCTATGAGCGGCTAGGTCGCCCAAATGACCCCGCTGGTTACGACATTCACGCCGACAATGAAACGACACGCCAGTTTTTACAAGAAGCACACAAGCTGGGACTGAACAAAACCCAGGTCCGCAACATCTATGATTGGTACAATAAGAACACCGAACTGAGCGAAAGCGCTGCTAAAGACCAGTTTGAACAGCAACAACAGAATTATGTCCATTCGTTGCGGCAAGACTGGGGCAGAGACTACGAAGCGAACAGTGACATTGCTAGGCGTGCCTTCCTACAGCTTGCTGATGGCGAAACCTTGAAGCTAGTTGAAGAAACTGGGCTAGGCAACCATCCTGGTTTAGTCAAGCTGATGAACAAAGTAGGCCGCATGATGTCTGAAGACGGCCTTTTACAAAACGATGTAGGCACCAACTCTAACGGTGGCAGAGCGGACATTGAAAACCGCTTAAGCGAGTTGATGGCAGCTGACGGGCCTTACTGGGACGGCATGCACCGCGACCATGATAAATATGTCGCCGAAGCTCTACGTCTTCGCGAAATGCTGACATGACTGCGCAGGAAATCCGCGAATTGCGCATGGAAGTACTGCGGCTTGCGGTTGAAAATGGCAACGCCGTGGACATTGCTGATCCAATACAACTTGCAACTAAGTATTTGAATTTTGTATGCCAAGATGAAAGGTTCAGACTAGAACCACAAAAACCACCGCCTAGCCCACGCAAGCGCTAGGCACTATTCGCCATGCGATGGCTGCGGCTCGGACAATCGTTTGACCCGTAATTTTTCGCAACCTACCTAGAGCCTTCCCTCGCGAAGACAACTCTGAATTTGAGCATGGCCGCTTAAATTGGAGTTGATTCGTGTCTTCACAGATTACAACGGCGTTCGTACAGCAGTACAGCGCCAACCTTCAGCACTTGAGCCAGCAAAAAGGCTCCCGACTTCGCGGCGCTGTGCGCGTGGAAGCGGTCAGAGGAAAACAAGCTTTTTTTGACCAAATCGGGTCACAGTCCGCATCAGTAAGAACCACACGAGCTGCAGACACTCTGCTAAACGACACACCACACGCACGGCGAATGGTGACCTTGGCAGACTATGAAGTAGCCGACCTAATTGACGATCAAGACAAGTTACGGATGATCGTTGATCCTACCAGCAGTTACGCACAAGCCCAGGCATTCGCCATTGGCCGCAGCATGGACGATGTCATCATCACCGCAGCAACAGGTGACGCCAAGACCGGCGAAACCGGCGGAACGACTACCAGCTTGCCAAGCACTCAAAAAGTATTGGTCACAGACCGTGCTACAGGTTCAGGCAGCACTGGGCTAAACATCGAAAAGTTGCGCAAAGCCAAATTCATCCTAGATAACAATAGTGTTGACCCGTCAATACCTAGAGTCATTGTCGTAGGGCCAAAACAAATTCAAGATTTGTTGGCGTTCACAGAAGTGACCTCAAGCGACTTTTCAACCGTGAAGGCTTTAGCTCAAGGCCAGCTAGATTCTTTTCTAGGGTTTCAGTTTATAGTTAGTACAAGACTAGCTCTTGACAGCAGTTCTGACGTAAGAACCTGCTTCGCGTATGCCGTGGATGGGCTGACCTTAGCAGTCGCTAAAGACCTAACCGTGCGCATTGATGAAAGACCAGACAAGGGCTACGCGACGCAGGTCTATGCCTGCATGAGCATTGGCAGTACAAGGATGGAAGAAGAAAAAGTAGTTGAAATACCTTGCGACGAATCACCGGCCTAACAGGAGCTGAATAATGGCAAATAATAACACCACCAAAATCACCAACATTACGGCAGACCCTTCTGTCAATGTTGATGCAGCGGAAGCCCACGGGCGGATGCGAGTTTGGTATGATAGCTTTGAAGCCAGTTCTACAGCTTCAGGCGATACCATTACGTTTTCACGAATGCCGAAAGGCGCAACCATCTACCAAGTTCGCGTTGTTGCGGATGCGCTAGGGTCCAGTGTAACCATCAAGGTAGGCGATGCTTCTGACGATGACCGGTTTATCACGGCGACAACAATGAATACCGCAAACCTGGTGACCGAAACCAACGCCATTGCCGGCGTTGCGCACAATTACACTGCGGAAACCGACTTGATTGCTACCGTTGGCGGTGCTGCCGCAACCGGCACGATCAAGTTTATGGTCTTCTACACACTAGGAGATTAACCATGTCGTCCGTCGTCCAGATTTGCAACATCGCTTTAAGTAACCTTGGTGAAGCGAAAATCGCGGCGCTGACGGACGAAAACGAGCGTGCGCGGCAGTGTAATCTTCGCTACGAAGACTGCAGGGATGCCGTGCTACGCAGCCATCCCTGGAACGCTGCAGTTACGCGAGTAGCGCTTGCTGCCAACGTGACTGCGCCCGCGTGGGGCTTTGCAAAAAAGTTTGCCCTTCCCGCTGACTGTCTTCGCGTCTTGGACATTGAAGACTTCTACCAGAACTATCGGGTAGAAGGCCGTTTTGTGTTCACAGACGCAACAGCAGTCAACCTTTTATATATCGCAAAAGTCACCGATCCAACACAGTTTGATTCTTTATTACTGCACGCGGTAGCGATGAAACTAGCATCCGAGATCGCAGAAGCGCTGACAGGTCGAGCGGAGCTGCGTGACCGGATGCTATCGAAGTATTTACAGATCCTTGCAGAAGCGCGTGGCGTTGATTCGCAAGAGCGCAGTCAAGCAGGCGAGTTCTTAGCGGACGGGTTCATCAATGCTAGGCTTGTAGGTTCAACCTACCGGCGAGCAGTACCGGCAAGCTAATGCGAATCCAAGCTCTCCAATCCAGCTTTGCAGACGGCCAGATTTCGCCCAGGATGCAGGGGATGGTGGAGTTGGAAAGCTACAAGTCCAGCCTAGCGACCTTAGAAAATATGGTAGTGCTGCCACAGGGCAGCTTGACACGTAGGCCAGGGACTTTCTTTGCGGCGACGACCAAAGCCAACGGGCAAGCGCGGCTGATCCCGTTTAGTCGCGGTCAAGGGACTAGTCTAGTGCTAGAGTTTGGCAACTTATATATAAGGTTCTTCGCCAACGATGGTCCTGTGCGTACCGATGACATTGCTGCAACCTACAGCCAAAGCACGACTACCGTAACAGTTGCCAAATCCAGTCACGGCTACAGCGCATCTGATGAAGTCTACCTAGACTTCACTAGCGGCAATGGCGTTGATGGATTTTACACGATTGCGACCGTACCCAACGCAAACGAATTTACGGTAACGAGCACGACCAGCCAAAGCACCAGCGGCAACGTCAACATCAGTCAGCGCTTCGAAGTAACGACGACGTACACCGCGAGCCAGGTTAACGACATCGCCTTTACTCAGTCGGCGGATGTCTTGTTCCTAGTTCATCCAGACCATGTTCCTGCCCGCCTAGAGAGAAACGCAACCAATTCTTGGGCGCTGACGAATCTGTTGCCCTCCGTCATCAGTGGCACTTATACCCGCCCTGCAACGGTATTGACCGATGGCCCGTTCAAGGCCATGAACACCACCGACACGACGTTGACCGTAGCGCTTGCAGCGAATTCAGATTTCACAACATCGTTTAGCAATGGATCTTTAAGTTTAGAAGAAGTCGGCACCGTTAGCCCAAGTAATGTCGATGTTGCAACGAACGCTTTTACTTTGGCAAATCATCCGCTTGTAAACGGTATGAAAGTTCAGTTCAGCAGCATACCGTCTGGGTTTGCTAGCACACCCACTCTATCCGCCACAACAGATTACTTCGTAGTCAGTGCCACACAGAATACGTTCAAACTCGCAACTACCGCAGGCGGCACGCCGGTGGACATCACTGCCGCACCAACTTCCGCAGATCTTACGGTCAACAAGTCTTTCGTTGATAAAGACGTTTATATCAAAGTCACCGCAAGTGCCACGACAGGCATCAACGACGACACGGGATTCCAAACGACAGACGTTGGCCGCTACATCCGCTTGAACACAGAAATCGCACCACAGATTAAGCACGGTTACGGTGAGATTGTAGAGCGCACCAGTACAACGGTTGTTCTAGTACAACTCAAGACTGCAATTGCTGGTGTAGGCGCTACCACCGAATGGCAGCTCGGTTCTTTCAGTGGCACAACGGGCTATCCGCGGACTGTGCAGCTTTATCAACAGCGCTTGGTCTTTGCGGGCACGGCTGAAGAAAGCCAAACCATCTACTTTTCTAAGACTTCTGACTTCTTCAACTTTAGTGCAACGGAACCGCTTGGTCAGCAAACCGGACAACGAGACAGTGCTGGCCGTAGTATTGTGGGAGAGCAAATCTTCGAAGATGCGGCAATTAGCCTGACAATCAGCAGTGACACCGTGGATCAGATCGAATGGATGTCTGAAGACCAGCGTTTAACCATAGGGACTTCAGGCGGCATCTATCAATTGTATGGCAGTTCTGATGACCTGACACTGACACCATTTAATTTCAGCATTACGAAAGTCAGCGCCTGGTCCTGTGATCCAACAGCCCTGCCCGCCAAGATTGGCAATAACTTGCTGTACGTTCAGAACAACGGGCGAAAACTGCGCGAGTTGGCCTTCGATAAATTGCAGGACCAGTACAGCGCCGCAGATTTAACACTCAGAAGCGAAGACATCAGCGAATCGGGACTGATTGCTACCGCCTACCAGGACCAGCCGTACAGCGTGCTGTGGTGCCTACGAAACGACGGCAGGCTAGCGGGCCTGACCTATGTGGACCTACTTCAAATGCGAGCCTG